CAGGGAAAAGGGAAAGCGCGGAGAGCGAGAGGTGGTCCGTATTATCTCTGAGCTCTTGGGGGTCGCGGCCACGCGCAAGGTGCGCCAGCACGAAGGCGACTCGGACATCCTGGGGGTGCCGGGCTGGTCGATCGAGGTCAAACGCTACGCCAACGCATCGGAGGCCACCATGCGCGCCTGGTGGGAACAGGCCGCCGCACAGGCGGCCTCCAGCGGCGGGATACCCTGCGTGTGGTACCGCCTTGACCGCCGCGACTGGCGCGTCCTGTGGCCCCTGGAGGCCGCCATCGGAGCCAAACACCAGTGGGGATGGGAGTATGTCGTAGACTCAACACCGGAGGCGTGGGCCGCGGTAGTGCGCGAAACAATGGAGGAAAAATGAGAGCGAAGCAGTGTGTCGTCTGCGGCCGCACCTACCTCCCTGCGCCGCCCAGACAAGCAGCCAAGACCTGCTCCAAGGACTGTGAGCACGCGCGGCGCCTCCAACGCAACCGCGAGTCCGCCAGGCGCAAATACGCAGAGAAAAAAGCCTTGGCACACGGCCAACAACAGGACCACCGGTTCCCCTGCCCTTGGGCCTCCGGCTCAATTACCGCGCCGGAGTGCCTAGGCGTTGACCCGTGGCTTGGCTTCTGATACATGCTCTGCCATGGGAAGCATAGCCGACAAACTCTTCGCGGTGGCTCGGATGCTCGACGACCCCAAACAATCGGCACACGTCGCAGAAGCGGCAGCCGACGTTGCGGCGCTCGAGGCACGAGCCCGAAGAATGGAAGATGACATCGCCACGCTGCGCGCGCGGCTGCGCCTCGCGCAATCCTGCTATAACCGCGTTACGGAGGTGTGGTCCTGATGCCAAGGCTGACAGCTGACCAGTGGGAGACCGTCCGCGCCGAGCGGGAGGCCGGGGCGTCGTTTCCAGCGCTGGCCGCGAAGTGGGGCGTATCGCACCAGGCCATCCAGAAGCGTGCCAAGTCCGAGGGCTGGGGTGACGGCCAGGACGTTGGCGAGATCATCCGGCGCAAAGCTGCAGAAAAGGTTGCAGGGGTTGTTGCAGCCTGCAACCCTAAAAAACGCGCAGAGGCAATCAATGCCGCGGCTGAACGCAGCGCCGAGATTATCAAGCGCCATCAAGACGAGACGAACGCCGCCCGAGAGCGGCTCTATGCTGGGCTGAAGGCGCATCGGGCAGCGGAGACGAAGGAGCAGAAGCAGCTTGCCTTCGAGGACCTCAAAGCCGCCAAAATCGCAAGCGAGACGCTGCTGAACATTCACAAGGCAGAGCGGCAGGCGTGGGGGCTGGATGAGGAGCGCGGCCGTGCTGACGTCGTGATCCACTGGGACGGCGATGAGTAGTGGCCATCGTCATCAAGCGGTTGCGGCTGCATGATGGGCAGAGGGCAATCGTCACTCACCCTGCTCGGTACAAAGTGGCGGCGTGCGGGCGGCGGTTCGGCAAGACGATGCTGGCGCTTTACTGGCTGACGACGCGAGACAATGGATCTGCAATCGGCGGCAAGCGGGTCGCGTGGTTCGCTCCGACGAACAAGTTGCTGATGGAAGTGTGGGAGGAGGCCGAGCGTACACTGCGGCCGGTGACGCGTAAAAGTAATAGGCAGACGATGCGCATCGAGCTCGTCACTGGCGGGGTTATCGACTTCTGGACGCTAGAGGACAAGGATGCCGGGCGTGGGCGTCGCTACCACCGCATCGTAATTGACGAAGCCGCGCACGCTCGTTATCTGAAGGAGGCATGGGAACGGGCGATTTCGCCGACGCTTACAGACTATCGCGGCGAAGCGTGGTTTATCTCAACGCCGAACGGGCTCAACTTTTTTTACGACCTGTTTTGCCGAGGCGACAACCCGGAATATCCGGACTGGATCAGCTTTCAGATGCCGACGATGTCGAACCCGTACATTGCGCCAGAGGAAATCGAGGAAAGGCGGCGCGAGCTGCCTGAACTGGTGTTCCGGCAGGAGTATCTAGCCGAGTTCGTCACCTTCGGTGGCGGCCTCATCAAGCCCGAGATGCTGGTCATGGGCGAGTGCCAGCCGCATCTGCGCCCGGTACTGGGGGTGGACCTCGCGATTTCCGAGCGCGACGGCGCGGACTACACCGCCATCGTCGCGATGGCGCGCGAGCCGGAATCCGGCATCGTGTACGTCAAGGAGGTCGAGCGCTTCCGCGCGGGCTTTCACGACGTGCTCACGCGCATCAAGGCTGCGGCCGCGCGGCACAACCCGTCCATCGTCGCCATCGAGCAGACACAGTACCAAGCCGCCGTGGTGCAGGAGCTGGCCCGCACCACGACGCTACCGGTTCGCGGCGTGCGGCCCGACCGTGACAAAGTGACACGCTTTGCGCCGCTGCTCACGCGCTTCGAGCAGCGCATGGTGCGGCTCGACCCGTCCGGATGCCCGGCAGCATTCCGAGATGAGTTGCTAGCGTTCCCGGACAGCGCCCACGACGACATGGTGGACGCGGCGAGCTACGCCTTTGCGGCGCTGGGCATTGGGCAAGGCGGCTACGTGGCCGCAGGAGGGAGGGTGTTCTGATGCACAAGATCGGCACGATTGCGACACTGGCCGAGTACGTGGGCGAGGCGGCCGCGGCCAGGCTGTGCGCGGCGCTGGGCGGCTGCCAAGTCAAGATTCCTAAGCGGCGCGATGGCGTGTGGTGGGATCGTCTGGTGGCGGCGATTGGCCCGCGCGACGCCGAGGAGCTTTGCAGCGCCTTCGGGGGCGAGAGCCTCTATATTCCGCGCAACGCGGCCGATGGGCGCGCCGCCCGCCGCCAGGCGGTGCTCGATTGCCTGGCCGCCGGGATGACGTTCGCCGAGATCGCGCGCAGCCTGGAATTCCGCGTGCGCTACTCCGAGCGCGGCTTGCGCAAGCTAGTGGCTGGCTTCGTGCCGGACGGTGTGGGCGGGGCAAGCGTCCGGGCGGAAGGCGTTCATGACGAGCACCACGCCGAGTAGTGCTACCGGGGCCATCATGAGTGATCGTATCCGTGGCGACGCCCTTCCATCCCTGGGATCAAGCCTTGCCATCGAGCGCGCGCTGACGCGCTTTGGCTGGCTGGCCAATGGCGACTACGATGATCTGCTGACGCAGATCGGCATCAGCCGCGCCAAGCTGCGCGCGCTGCTGGCAGACGATGAAATCTCCGCCGCGCTAGAGACGCGCCGGGCGGCCTGCATCAACACGCCGTGGCGCATCGAGCACCCGTCGGCGCGCGCGCGCAAGCTGCTCACCGAGCTGGTCGAGCCGCACATGCACGCGATCATGTCGGCCGCGTGGGAGGCGATTCCATTCGGCTACTCCGTGCAGGAGATCGTGCTTTCCGACGACGCGGGCCGCATCGGAATCGCGCATGTGGTGGCCTGCCCATTCGAGTGGTTCGCCCCGCAGCCTGATGGACGGCTGATCTGGCGCGACACGCAGCAAAGCGCCGAAGGCGGCTTCGTGCTCACCGTCAACGAGCCCTCCCTGCGCAAGCCCTCCGGCGAAGCGCTGCTCGCCAAGGCGTATTGGCCGTGGTTCTTCCGCACCCACGGCTGGCGCATGTGGGCGAAGTTCCTAGAGCAAGCCGCCATCCCGCTGCTCTACGGCAAGACGCTTGGTGACAAGAGCGGTCTGCTCAACCTACTGCGCACGCTCTCGCAGGGGCCGGTGGCGGTCGTCGACCGCGAGGATGAGCTCACCGCCTTGGATCAACCCGGCAACAGCCCCAACAAGTTCGCCGAGTTCGAGGTCGCCACCTGCCGGCGCATCCAGCGCCTGATCCTGGGCCAGACGCTGACCAGCGGGACGGATGGCGGCAGCGGTAACCGGGCGCTGGGCGAGGTGCACGAGCGCGTGCGCGACGAGAAGCGCCGCTCCGACGTGCGCCTGGTGACGGCCACCGCCCAGCGCGTGCTCGACATGCTCGCCGCCTACAACGGCATCCAGCCCGGCCGTGTGGTGCTGGAAGACCCGCACGGCCTGGAGCGCGACCGCGCCGAACGCGACAAGCTGCTGGTGGATTCCGGCATGCTGCGCTTCACCCGCGCCTACCTGGAGGAGAAATACGGCTTCGAGCCGGACGATTTCGAGGAACTGCCCGCCGCCGAGGCAGCGGCGATTGCCGATGTGGGCGCAGGCGGCATCGGGCAGGCTGCGCAGACCAACGCACCGCTGCTGACCATGGCCAGCAAGCCCGGCAGCCTCAAGCCCGATCGCCCGCGCTTCACTGCCGGGCAGCAGGCCGTCGAGGACGAGATCGAGCGCACGCTGCCGGCCATCCCGTCGCCAATCCAATCCGCCGCGATCAGGTCTGCCATCCTAGGGGCCAAGGACGCTGACGATCTCTACGAGCGCCTGGCCGTGGCGCTGCAAGACGCGGACGACGCGGTATTTCGCCAGGCCTTTGAGCGCGCACTTTTTGCGGCGGAAATCATGGGGTACGCCCACGCCCGAAAGGAAGCGATCCGCGAGGACTAAGCGTGGCGGTCACCATCGACTTTGATGCAGATCCAGATGTGCAGATCGCCCAGGCCAGGGCGCAAGGGGTTATGCTCCCGGAGGAGTTTTACGCTTTGCCACCGGAAAAGCGTGCGCTGGCCTTCACCGTTTCCACCCTCGCCAAGTTGGACCAGATACAGGCCATCGCGGATGCACTTGCCCGCATGCAAGAGGCCGGTGGCTCCTTCGATGCTTTCCTTGAGTGGGCTTTGCGGCAAGATTGGGATTTGCCATACCACCGGCTGGAGACGATCTACCGCAACGCGGTACAGACGGCCTACATGGCCGGGCATTGGCGATTTTTCGAAGAGACAAAAGACTCCCTGCCTTACCTGATGTACGACGCCATCAACGACGGCCGCACGCGGCCGTCGCACCTTGCGCTTGATAACGTGATCCGCCCGGTGGATGACCCGTTTTGGCGCACCCACAGCCCGCCGCTTGGGCACCGCTGCCGCTGCTCATTACGGGCGCTTACCGCCAAGGCGGCCATGCAGCGTGGCGGGCCGACGGCCAGCATCCCGGCCGAGGCGGCGCCAGATGAGGGGTGGGGCAATGATCCGCGTGGCTGGAGCAGGACGCTGGCCAAGCTGCTGGCTGACAAGGCCAGCAAGACGCACAAGGCGATTGATGAGGCCATACGCGACGTAGCGCCGTGGCGGACGGCCACGGCAGGCACAGATGAGGGCGACTGGCATGATGCAGCGTTCGTGGAGTCTCCTCAGTGGCTAAAGGCCGCTGTGGCCAAGCGAGGCCCGCTAAAGGGAGGCGTGCGAGTAGATCCAGGCGCCGTGTCGGCGCACTACAGCGCGCGGGAAGACGCCATCAGCATCAAGGACGCGGATAAGACAAGCTTGTACAGCCTTGGCACGTGGCGCCACGAGTATGGCCACGCCATCGATAGGTCTTTGCGCCGCGGACGCACCTTCCGCAGCTCCGAGGACGACTTCTTGGGCGCGATGGCGGCTGACGCCGATGACCTGATCCGTCTCGGAGGTTATGGCGCCGAGGCCAAGGCGGTGCGCTCAAAGCTTGACAGAGCTTACAAGAAGGCCATAGACTCGCTCAATAACGCCGAAGACCGCGATGCGTGGCTGACAAAGCGGTTTGCGATGATCGGTCTGGACTTCGAGGAGGTCAAGGTGGCGATGCGCGAGCATACGTGGTTTGCAAGCAATTTGTCTGGCATCGGGTTGCATGCGAGGTACGCGCGCATTGCTGTCGCCATTGCGCGGCGCGACGCGCAAGGTTTGCTAGACGCTATGGCAGGCACCGACCCTATAGAAAGGCGGCTTACCTACTCAAAGGGCGCGGTTGGGAGCCTGTCCGATCTGATCGGAAGCGCCACCCTCAACAGGGTGGGCGGATTCGACAAGTCCGGATTTGGGCACAAAGATTCATATTATCAAGACATAAGCCGGCAAGCGGCTGAATGTTTTGCAAACCTGACGTGCATGTACGCTGATAGTCGTCGTGTGTTTGCAAAAATCGTTGAATCCATGACGCCGCGCATGGCTGCGATGTTCAAGGAGATTCTGAAGTGACTGAAGACGAGTACGTGGCCGTCTGCGAAGAGTACCAGCGCAAGTTCGGGTCTTTACCTGGGGTGCCGCCCCTAGACTTCGGGGTGCCGATGATGACGCTGGAAAAAGAAGCGTCATACATGCTGGCCGCCATCGAGGCCGGCAAGCCGATTGATTGGCTGGAGGTGCTCAAGCCGCTACCAGCTGGATGTGTGTCCTAGCCGTCTGACATGGTGGCCTACTCGGATGCCGAGATGGAAGGCGACCCATCAATGTCGATCCAACCCGTAGCCGCCATCTGTTTCGCCTCAACGCCTCAGCCAGAGCGCAAGCCTGCTGGGGTCTTTGATTTTGGCGTCTCTTGGTGAACACGTTCAGCGCGACGAAAACCCCTCCCATGTGTAGACCGTTACTATGAAAGGGAAATTCCATACACTGACTTTTGCCATCGCGGCTGGTGCCGACCCCCTGCGCATCGAGGGCATCGCCTACTCGGGCGGCGTTGTGCCAGCTTATGGCTGGCAAGGCGACATTGCTATTGACCTCGCAGGCTTGCAAAACGACGGCGCCGAGCTGCCGCTCCTGGCCGACCATGAGGCCAGCATCGAGGCCATCGTGGGCCGCACGCGTATCCACCGCGTGCAGATCGACGGCCACACCGCGCTAGCCATCTCTGGAACCGTGACCGAGACCACACCGGCCGGTAAGCAAGTTGCGGCGCTGCTGCGGGAGGGGTACCCGCTTCAGATGTCGGTGGGCATCACCGCCAATTTTCGGGAGGTGACGGCGCCTATTATGGTCAATGGCCGGACGCTCAATGTGCAGGGCGTCTTTGAAAACCCGCTGGTGCGCGAGGTGTCGTTTGTGCCGATCGGGGCCGACCCGGCCACCAGCGTGGCCGCCTTTGCCTTCGCCGCTGATTTTCAACCCCCCACAAAGGAGCTAATTATGTCCCGAACCCCCGAAGATGAGGCCCTGATTGCAGGGCTGCAACAACAGGTCGAGGCGCTGCAAGCCGAGCTTGAGCGCCTGCGCGCCGAGCGCCGCGCCGAGCAGTTGGCCGCGCTCATGACCGAGATCGGCCGCGACGCGCCGCAGGGCGACGCGCTCAAGCCGTACCTGTCGATGAGCGATGAGGCGTTTGCCGCCTTCGCCGCCGACTTGCGCGCCGTGGCGTCTGCCGCGCGCGTCAAGCCCGATGCCGCGCTGTTTAGCTCGCAAGCGGTCAAGCGCGCCGAGAAGCAGCCCCAGGAACTTGACCGCGCTAGCGCATTGCTTGCGGCCGTCAAAAAGCTCGTCACCGCCTGATAAAGGAGCCAAATCATGTCTACTATGACCCCAACCATCGGTCAGTATGTCAAGTACGAGGAGACGGAGGCGCAGTACAGCCGCGACAACGTCACGGTTGCGTCTGGCCAGGTCCTGGTCACCGGCCAGGTGGTCGGGCGTATCAACGCCACCGGTAAGATCGCTGCGTATAATCCCGGTGCCACTGATGGGACTCAAAACGCAGTGGGGATCATGGCTATGGACGTAGACGCGTCCACCGGCGACGCCCCTGGCGTGATCGTCGCGCGCCACGCCGTCATCGTCGATGCCGACAACCTGATCTGGGCCGGTAGCCCGACCGAGCCGCAGAAAGACGCCGCCATTGCGCAACTCAAGGCCCTGGGCATCGTGGCCCGCAAGACCGTCTAAGGAGCCCAGACCATGCAACTCAATGACTATACCATCACCGAGCTGACCGCCGCGATCAACGCCTTCCCTGTGCAGTGGGGGCTGATCAACGCTAGCGGCCTGTTTCGCAACCAGGGTGTGCGTACTCGCACGGTAACCATCGAGGAGCAGTCCGGCACGCTGGCGCTGCTGCCCGACCACGAGTGGGGCGGCGAAGGCACGGTGGCCAGCCGCATCAACCGCAACACCCGCAGCTTTGCCATCAAGCAGACGGTGCACGAAGATACCGTGCTGCCGGGCGACGTGCAGGATGTGCGCGGCTTTGGCATCGAGGGTCTGACCGATGTCAACGCCGAGGTCGCCCGCCGCCTGCAGCGCATGCGCGCGCGCCACGACCAGACGCTGGAGTGGAAGAAGATGGGCGCGTTGAAGGGCATCGTCCAGTCTGGCGACGGCTCAACGCTGGCCAACCTGTTTACCGCCTTTGGCATCACGCAGGTGACGGTGGACTTCGTGCTGGGCACTTCCACCACCGACGTGCTTGGCAAGTGCGCCGCAGTGCTCAACCAGATCGAGGACAACCTGCAAGGCGACGTCATGACCGGCGTGCGCGCGCTGGTCAGCCCGGAGTTCTACTCCAAGCTGATCAACCACGCCAAGGTGCAGGACGCGTACAAGTACCACCAGGAGGCGGCCATGCGCCTCGGTACCGATATGCGCGGCGGCTTTGCCTTCGGCGGTATCGAGTTCGTCGAGTACCGGGCTTCGGTCAACGGCCAGCGCTTCATCGCGGCCAATGAAGGCCACGCCTTCCCCGTCGGCACGATGGACACCTTCGCCACCTACTTCGCCCCGGCGGACTTCAACGAGACCGTCAACACCCTGGGCGTGCCGTTTTACGCCAAGACCTGGGAGAAGGAAGGCGGGCGTGGTGTAGTAATCCACACCCAAAGTAACAGCCTGCCGCTTTGTCACCGCCCGGCAGTGCTGGTCAAACTTATCACGAGTAACTGATACGCCATGTTGATCCTGATGACCGCCCCCGCCATGCTTGGTCGCCAGTCGCTAGCTGCTGGTGTCCTGGCCGATGTGCCAGACGACGCCGCGCAGCGGCTGATTGCGTCGGGCGTGGCGAAGCAAGCAGGCGTCGCGCCGCAGACGGCGGACCAGGCGTTGGACGACGCGCAGGACGCACCGCCCACTGCGCCGCGCCGCAAAAAGGCGAGGACTGACACGTGAGCGTCATCACCCGCGCCGAGCTGGAGCAGCGCTTGTCCCCGCAGGACATTGCACAACTGGCCGACCTCGAGGGCGATAGCATCGAGGCCGTCGGCTTTGTCGATGCTTGCCTGGCGGATGCCGAGTCGGAGGCGATGGCGTGGGTACGGAGCGTGGGCCAGGTGCCCGATCCCGCGCCCGAGGTCTTACGGCGCGTGGTGTGCGACATTGCGCGCTACAACCTCTACCAGCGCCACTTGCCGGAGGAGCATCCGGTGGTGGTGGCGTACCGGCAGGCCCTTGAGACGCTCAAGGGCATCGCCGCTGGGCGTATCGTCATCACCACGCCACCGGAGGGCGCGGTGGTTGGTGCGCCGGTTTGTTATGCGCCCGCACGTGTCATGACTGACGATGCCTTGCAGGGGATGGGGCCATGATCACCATTGATATCGACGACCGCGAGGTGCTCTCCGAGCTCTCCGCCTTGCGCGACCGCATGGCCAACATGCTACCGGCGATGCGTGTTGTAGCGCAGGTCATGCGGTCGGACGTCCTGGACCGCTTCGAGCGGCAAAACACGCCCGACGGCACGCCGTGGAAGCCACTCTCGCTGGCGGCTATCTTGCTACGCGCACGTCGCCACGCTCCCTCGGGGCTTAAACGGCGCCGCGCGCAGACTTTGGCGCGCTTTGCGGCCGGGGCAAAGGCGTTGATCGATACCGGCGTGCTGCGCAACAGCATCCAGGTGGTGCAGGTCGGCCGTGACATGGCTACCGTCGGCACGCGTATTGAGTACGCCGCTCTCCACCAGTTCGGCGGCCGCACTGGCAGGGGGCACTCGACGACCGTCCCGGCGCGGCCGTACATGGGGCTGTCGCGTGAGGGCAAGCGGGAGTTGCTGGAGGTGATCCGCCAGCACATTGCGGGAGGGCTGCGGTGATTGGTGCCATCGAAGCCTCGATTCTCGCGCGCCTGACCGACCGGCTCACCGGTTGGCGCATTGCGGCAATGGCTGATGTGGATCTCGCCCGCCAGCAGGGCGGATCGGCGCAGCCAGCGCTCTATTTAGCATTCGGCGGCATTGAGACACTGGACGCCGCTGGGCGTGGCGCCGCGCAACGCGTGGATGTCGCGTTCGTCGCCGTCCTCGTCGCCCGCCATGCGCAGGGCGCGGCGCGTGGTGCGAGTGCAGCGCGTGGCGCGTTGGCGCTGTTTGATGACGTGTTTTCCGCGCTCGCCGGATTCCAGCCGACCGGCGCAACTGGACCGCTGCGCCTTACCGGCGCAGGCCCCGCCGAATACGAGCCGCCGACGTTCTGGCTGCCGGTGGAGTTCTCATGCAGCACCGTCCTAAAGGGGGCGCCATGATCATCGAGCGCATGCAACCGCACACCCATGCCGGTATCCTGCATTCGCCAGGCCGCCGTATTGACCCATCAGACGGCGCCGCCCGCGCCGTTGAACCCGAGAAACCCACCCGCAAGGAGTGACCCATGGCAATCGATACGCAGTATTTCTCATTTCAGGGCATTGTAACCCTCGGAACCGCCGGAGAAAACGCCATCGAGGAGTATGAGGTCGGCAACTGCCCGAACCTCAGTATTGAGCTCGCGGTGGAGACCATCGAGCACACCGAGAGCTGGTCCGGCCAGCGCATGACTGACCTGCGCCTCACCAAGGCAAAGAAGGCCAGCGTCAAGATGACCCTGGAGAGTTTCGATCTGGACAATCTCGCCCTCGGCCTCTACGGCACGCCGGCCACGCGCGCGGCGGGCACCGTGACCGCCGAGGAACTGGGCACAGTGCAGGCTGGCAAGATCTACCCGCTGGCCAACCCAATGGGCGTCTCCAATGTGGTGATCAAAGACGGGTCGGACGCCACGGTACCGGCGGCTAAATACGAGCTTGACGCCACCTTTGGCGTCATCAAGGTGCTGGACGTCGCCGGGACGACGATGCCGTGGAATGTGGACTACGCTTACGGCGCGGCGAAGAACCTGGTGATGTTCCTCACCAATCCGCCCGCACGCAAGCTCCGGTTGCGCGGCGTCAACACGGCCCAGAGCAACGCCCCGGTGCTCATCGAGCTTTACCGGGTGCAGTTCGATCCAATCAAAGACCTGGCGATGATCCAGGACGAACTGGGCCGCCTGGAATTTGAGGGCTCCGCGCTCGCAGACCCGACCAAGGCCAGCGACCCGGCGTTTGGGATGTTTGGGCGCGTGATGATGCTCTCGTAGCGTAGTGGAGGCACTATGGGCGACCTAGAGCGCATCGCGCCAACTCCACGCAAGATCACCGTCGCAGGGGAGGCCATTGAGGTCTCCCCGTTGCGGGTCCGCGACCTCCCCGCGTTTTTGCGGGCCTGCGAGCCGCTAGTGGCGGCCATTGCCGCAGGAGATCTGCGGTCTGCTCTGATGCACCATGCCGACACCCTGATCACCGTCACGGCCATCGGGGCTGGGGTGGACCGGGCATGGCTGGAGGAGCAGACCCCAGACGTGCTCATCGACCTGGCGGCTCAGGTGGTGGAGGCCAATGTCGATTTTTTCGTCCGGTCCATCCTGCCGCGGATCCAGGACGCGGCGCGGAGGGTGACCGCAGCCATCGATGGTGGCACCGCTGGGTGACCGGGCTGGTCATGGCAGGCTATAGCTACGAGGCAGTGATGGACATGCCATGGACGGATGCTAGAGACTTTTGGGACTGCGTGCTCGAGGAGCGCCGGGCTAGGTGGATAGACATGGCCGCGGCCATGCGGCTGGCCCATGCATCCCAGGAGGATTGGGAGCGCGTCGTGCGGGAGGTGCGCGGTGGAAAATAAAATCGCCATCAAGATCGTGGCCGACACTGCTGCGGCCAAGCGCGGCATCGCGTCCATCACCGAGGAGCTGCGCAAGATCGAGCCTGCCGCAGCCGGGGCAGCCCAGGACATCGAGGAGCTGGGCAGCCGCCTGGAGCGGCTCAAGGCAGCATCCAAGCTCGATGCTGCCCGCGACATCCTGGGCGTGCGGTCGCTGCGGTCCGGGCAGCGGGAGATCCAGCGGGTGCAGGCTGCCTTTGCCCGGCTGCGGGACTCGGGCAAGGCATCGGCCCAGGAGCTCGGCGCTGCCTGGATAGCCATGCAGGACCGCATCGCGGAGCTCCAGGGGCGCATCTCGGGCATCCCTGCGGCAATCCAGGCAGTGCAAGGCAGCATCGTCCGCCTCGTGGCAGGCACAGCCGCCTTTGGCCTGGCTGCGCGGGAGGCAGTCGTCTTTGAGGATGCCCTGGTGGACCTCCAGCGGGCCGCAAACCTCAGCCGCGATGATGCTGCAGCCATGGGTGAGGAGCTGCAGGACCTCGCCCAGAGTCTGGGCATGTCCTCCACCGCAGTGGTGGGCCTGGCCACGTCAGCAGCCAAGACAGGCGTGGCCAAGGATGAGCTCCTAGCCTTTACCCGGGTCGTGGCCCAGGCTGCCATGGCATGGGACATGATGCCCGAGGAGGCCGGCCAGGCCATGGCCAAGCTCAAGAACGTCCTCGGCCTAGGCGTTCAGGACATGGAGGCCTTCGCCGGGGCTATCAACGAGCTAGCTGACAATGCCGCAGCCTCGGAACGCGAGATCGTCGAGGCCCTCAAGCTAGGGGGGGCGTCAGGGCGGCAGTTTGGCCTCACTGCCAAGGAGACGGCTGCGCTTGCCACAACTTTTATTTCCCTGGGCGCATCCGCCGAGCAAGCTGGCACAGCCATGCGCACCATGCTGGGCCGTCTGCGCCTGGCCACCAGCGGCGCCGGCGGGGCAGGCAAGGCCCTGCGGTCGGTGGTGGGCGACACCAAGGCCTTTGCCCGGGCCATGGCCACAGACGCCAAGGCGGCGCTCATGCAGTTTCTCTCGGCCCTCAGCCAGATGACCGCGCCGGAGCGCATGCGGGTGCTGCGGGATATCTTCCAGGAGGGCCTGGACACCGAGAATATCGCCAAGCTGGCCTCGGATGCCGACAAGCTGGCCGAGGCCCTGCGCCATGCAGGCAAGAGCGACGAGGAGCTGGTGCGATCCCTGCGGGACCTTACCAGCCTCAAGCTGGGCACTACCCAGGCAGAGATAAACCGCCTAGGCGCAGCCTGGCGCAATGCGGGCGAGGCCGTGGGGCGGCTCTTTTTGCCTTTTATCCGCGCCGCAGCCGTGGCCCTATCGGCAGTGGCGCAGGCCATTGATGCCCTGGCGACGACCTTCCCGGCCCTCTCCCGCCTGGTCGCTTTCGGAGCCCTCTTGGCCGCTGCCTGGCGGCCGCTGCAGATGCTCTGGGGCCTGATCCTCGTGGTGGGCGGGCGGCTCAAGGGCGTGCTGCAGATGGTATCTGGAGCAGCCAGTGCCCTGGCCACGGCCGTGCGCATGGGGACGCTATCCTTTGCCGCGCTGCGGACCGCCATGGGTGGGCTCCTGGGTCCCATCGGGCTTGTGGTGACGGGTCTGTCCCTGCTCTGGGATGCCTGGCATCTCCTCTCCTCGGACAGTGATGACCCGCTGGCAGCCAAGCGCCAGGCCCTCTCGGAGGTGTCGGGTGCGCTGCGCGGTGTCGGAGAGGCGGCCAAGGCGGCCAAGACCCAGATCCAGGCCAGCATGGAGGAGGCCGCTGCGCCCATCGATGCACTCAAGGCCGACTATAAGGCAGCCACCGACAGCATCATCGCCGACCTGGCCCGCAGGCAGCAGGCCATTGAGCTCCAGTCCTCCCTCCAGCAGGCTATCATCGAGGCCTCCAGCCTCTCCCAGCGGGACGCCATCGCGGCACTGGCCGAAGAGACCCGCCGGGCCGAGCAGGCCAAGGTGGATGCCGTGGCCCAGGCTGGGCGGCAGATGGAGGAGACCTGGCAGCGGACCTACGGCCAGGCTATCGAGATCGCCCGGGCTGCTGGCATGGATACTACAGCCCTGGAGGCCGAGGCCCTGCAGGCCAAGATGGCCATCTACCAGCAGCAGGAGGCCGCCTACCGGGCCACAGTGGATAGGCTCATCGCCGAGGAGCGGCGCTTTACCGAGGCCGCCAAGCGCGCCGAGGAGGACCGGGCGCTTTTGCGCATGAGCGTCCAGGATCGCATCCGGGCCCTGCAGCAGCGTACCATGAGCGAGGCCGAGGCCTATGCCGACCGGGTGCGGCAGATTGAGGAGAAGCTCGCCCAGGCCGACATGGCCCGGGCCGCAGGCAATTTTGACCAAGCCCGCAGGCTCGCCGAGGACGCCATGCGCTTGGCCGAGTCCAACGCTAGGGCCGTCACCCAAACGGTGGAGCAGGGTGGCCGCACGGTCACCCAGACCATCATCTCCGAGGCCCAGGCTGCCCAGACCGCCATGGGCCAGATCGCCCGGGCCGGGCAGATCGCCGACCAGGCCATCGGGGCCTTTGGCCAGACCATGCAGCAGCAGGCTGCTGCTGCCGCCCAGGCCCTCCAAGAGCCCATGAGCCGTCTGCAGCAGATCCGCCAGGCCATCGAGGGCCTCGCAGGCCAGCAGGCCCAGGCCATCGCCGTCAAGCTGGATGCGGACGACGCTGCAGCCAAGGCCAGCATCGAGCGGCTCAAGCAGCTGGCCGCGGCGCAGAAGGTAGTGGTCCAGCTGGAGGCGGACACTAAAGCCGCCCAAGAGGCCATTGCCGAGCTGCGTAGCGACCCAGAAAATCAACAGCTCCAGATGCAGGCCCGCATCGCCACCGACCGGGTGCAGGACGACATCCCGGCAGTCCAGCAGGCCCTCGAGGCAGCCGGGCTCCAGATCCCGGCCGAGCTGGACGGGGAAAAGCTCGCGGCATCCATCGAGCAGATGCGAGCCCAAGTGGAGCAGCCCACCCAGAGCGAGCACACCATCTTGGACAACGCCAAGAAGGTCCTGGACCGGATCCTCTCCCTGGACGGCAAGGACACCTCCAGCACCCACACCATCTACGTGCGCGAGGTACAGCGGCGGGCCATGGGCGGGCTGGTGCAGCGACTGGCTGCCGGTGGCCAGGCATGGCGGCGCATCGTCGGCCGGGTGTCTGGACCTGGCACCAGCACGTCGGACTCCATCCCGGCCATGCTCTCGGCCGGGGAGTATGTGGTGCGGGCCGCAGCGGTGCGCAAGTACGGCGTCGGCCTCTTGGAGGCCCTCAACCGCGGCCGCTTGGAGCTCCACAGCCACCAGACCATCCAGCAGGGGCCACAGCGCGAGATCCGCCTGACCATCCAGGGGCCGCGGGGCCAGGCGGCCAGGGTGAGCACCACCAGAGATGAGGCGCGGCGGCTCGTGCGCCTGCTCACAGCCGCGGGGGTGTCGGTAGCATGAAGAGACTTGCAGGCATTACCCTCATGGACTCCATCGAGATGGAGACCGCCTATCAGTCGGCGGGCGTGTCCACGGTGCACCGGGTGGCCCTGGACGGCTCGCTGGTGACCTTTTCCGGCCCGGCCCTGCGGCAGATCGTGCTGCGGGCTGGGGACGACTATGGCTGGGTCCGCGCCGAGGATGCCGAGGCCCTGGTGCTCCTCTCCCAGACCACGACGAGCACGACCCTGGAGTGGCTGGGTGCCGCCATCCCGGTGCGCTGGGACCACTCATCTGGCCCGGCAGTCCAGCTCTCGCCGCTCTATCCTGGTGCGCAGTGGTGCACCGGGACCATCGCACTCATACGGGAGGACTAGATGCCCATCTATACTGCAGACATCGTCTATCGGCCTTCGCGCAACCTCGACGGGACCGGCGGCATATCTGGGTCCACCATCCAGGCCGTCAAAAACGCCCTTTTCCCCGACGTCACCAGCTCTCAGCGGGCCAGCGGGCACAAGATCGGCCGCAAGGTGTGGGTCCACTTTGCCTCTGCGGACGGCTCTGTGGCCCACCAGATCCGCATCTATGCCACCCCGACCTCTGCCGGGGACGCCCTGGTGCTGCGCCCTGTGGGCACGGACCGCGTGGGCGAGGCATGGAGCGAGACCGATGCCCAGCGCATCTATGGGGCAGGAGTCTTGTCTGCTGGCGTGCCGTCCGGCGCGTCCACCCTCCAGGTGGCGGCCGAGTCGGACTACACGGCCATAGGATTTGTGGCAGGCGACGTCATTTGCGTGAGCGCCAAGGCCTCTCCGACGGATGCCACGGGCGCTGAGGAGTTTGCCACCATCGCCTCAGTGACCCGCTCAGGCAGCGCAGTAACCATCACCACATCCCAGCCCCTTCAGCTCGCCTATGCCAGCGGGTCCCGGGTGTCGGCCTGCATGTCTGTGGCCACGGCCGAGCCCAGCGTGGAGCAGGTAAGCGCCTCGTCTGGCGTGACCGTGGACCTGGGCAAGATCTCACTTGCCACCACATCCATCGCCGAGGACACCTGGACGGTGTCCTTTACCTCGGCCACGGACTACACGGTGACAGGAGAGGCCCTTGGGGCTGCGGGTGCCGGTACGGTGGGCGCAGACTATGTGGGCACAGGGGTGGCCGCCGGGCTCAAGATCCAGGCCGGGGCCTTTGGTGGGACCATCGCCTCGGGCGATACCGTGGTCTTGCGCACCATGGCCGCGGCTGTGCCGGTGTGGGTCATCCGCCAGGTACCGCCTGGAGCTGCGGCCTTTGCCCAGAGCGCTGGCTATCTCATGGTGACCTGCGAGAGCGCCTAGCCATGCCTGCCAGCTACCAGCACGCATCAGCCCGGAGCGAGGCCACAGGCAGCCTCTGGGATGCATCTATCCGCTGGGAGATCGACGAGAGCCAGAGCCGCAATCCGCAGCCGCGGATCAACTGGTGGCGGGCACTCCTCGAAAAAAAGAATGCACCCTACTCCTCCGGCCCGGACTGGCCCATCTACACGCCCGACGAGCCGGGGTTGCTGGTGGTGCGCATCTATGGTGACGGCCCCTATGATGTGCTCATCGATTCCCCAGAGGTGACCGGTGGGGCATCTGGGGTGCGCATCGAGGGCTCACCCTGGGAGAGCTATGCGGCCCAGCGCTACGTGCCGTGCATCCGCTCCACCTATGCCGAGACCGTGCCCATGGAGCGCATCGAGTGGCGGGGCGAGACCAGCCGCACCACCCAGGCCGAGCCCGACGGGGCGGTGACGGTCCTCTATAGCACCGACATGCGCGGTGCAGACGGTACAGCCGCAGACGTGCGGGAGATGGAGCCAGGGGTGTGGGTGGCTGACCGGCCGACGTATGGCACCATGCTGGTGCGCTACGGCCGCAGGGTGCACGAGCTCCGTATTGAGTACGAGTATTTTCCGCAGGGGTGGGAAAGCGGCCTCATCGAAGGCGCCATCAAGGACATGATCGACGGCGACATCGTCAACTACACCTCGCCGCGGCCAGAGCTGTGCCGCTCGGTGCCGCTGTGGTACAAGATCGACTACACCCAGCTCAACCGCCACCCGTTGGTCATCCTGGTGCGCGATGAGCTGCGGCCGCACATCCAGGACATCATCACCGCCGACCGGTGGCGGGAGCACAAGGCGTCAGCCCAGCGCAGCATTCGGCGCATCGATGACGAGCCTGAGCAGCAGAGCGGAGCAGCGACACTGCCGTCGCTGCTTACAGAGGTGAGCAGGGAGACAACGGTCGATATCCAGGACACAGACTGTGGAAGCATAAGATACGTCCGCGTGACAAAGATGACGTTTGAGTATGCAGACGAGATCAATCCAAACAACAAAAAACAGATAGTGATGGAGTTTGTAGCATAGTGCCGGTTGCAACCTATTTGCACGAAGTCACATATAGCGCATGGCTTTCTTTCGAGGAGCCAAACCCATTTGGACACCTTCGCCCGCATATTATTGGAGGCATAGCGATAGTTCCGCTTGGGACCATCGCCATGATAACAGGCCCGGGATATGACGGCACATATAATGAGGCAAAAGAATACAACATTTATATCAACGCAGACGGCCAGGTATGCGTTGATTTTGTAAGAAACGTTATGCACAGGTATTGGGAAAATATTTTCACAGACCTAAACCGCAACACTCTCTACTCATATCAAAGTTTTTCTGTTGTTGGATATTATCCTTACGCAGATGTTGCCGTAAACTATTTTGGATCATATAATCCGGTGCTGCTTGGGCTAGGGAAGTATACTATTGGCACAACATACAGCTATTACGAAGAATATCAAGGGCCAGGGGTCCCCTACGGATGGTCCTCGAGGGTTTTCAGGGTGCAATATCCATTTCGCATTGGCATCCTAAAAAGGGGCAGGGATTGGTGGCGGTGGAGAGAAGTTGCCAGCGTGCCGCATACTGCCGGGACTGTTTATTTTGTAGACGGGTCATCATTGGCTAATGGCGTTATTCTGATCAAGCAGTATGGGATAACAAACACGCCTCCTCTTTATCATGAGAATGACTACTCATACTTCTACATAAAGCTATATTCAACCCACGCATACTGCCCAATAACAGACGAAGTGCGAGAGATTTTTGTCGCCGATTTATAGGAGCAAGCAAAGATGAAAGCCGGAATGCTCAATATGTTTTCGGTGCGGCTTGTTGGTAACCTGGAGCCGGGTGCAGAAACGATAGTTGTGTCTGGATCGTCCATAGACTCATATAGTGTCTTGCAGGCCCCTTTCTACCTTACTGCCGACATCCCAGGGTCGCCAGTCTTGAGCTGTGCAAGGATGCAAGATTGGACTGATGGATTGGCAACCATTGGACTAACAGCCGCCTGGACAGGTCAGACGATACCAGAAGGCACCGACCTGCATATGCGCGTATGTGCCGAGCTGCTCTATCGTCTATCAAACGTCAGCCCCGCGAGCGGATCTATCGACGTGAGTTATCACATCCCGACGTCTGGGCCGGAAGGCGCAATAGATTATGTGGCAGTCGGAGAAGGGTGTTGGGCTGAGAGCGACAGCGTAGCTATAGGCAAGGGCGCGTATGCGTCGGCTAAAGGTATTGCCATAGGCAAAAACTCGTATGCTGACGGCGAGAGCATTGGGATTGGCGATGCTGATGCAAACGGCAGCGGAACTGTCGCTATTGGCAAAGGGTGCCAAACGGTGCAAAACGGATCTATAGCCATCGGCAATGGTGCAACAGGGTATGGGGAGGGGAGTGTCGGCATCGGAAAAAACGCAAACGCGTCCTCACAGCGGTGCATAAGCGTTGGCCTGGACGCATACTCCTATGATGATAGCGTTGCGATCGGCAACGGCGCAAACAGCTCCGGATCGCGCGGCGTCAGCATAGGCGTGGCAGCGAACGCATATGGGTATGATGGCATCGCGATCGGCCGGTCAGCGGTAACCTACAACTACAGCATCGCCATCGGATGCCTGTCAGAGGCGCAAGGGGAATATGGCATATCGATTGGGAGCGGCAATCCAAATAATTGGGCGCATGCTATCGCCATTGGAGATGGGGCAAGCCCGGGCACTTACTGTGTTGCCGACGTGCGCGCCCTGTTTGCACTGCCAAATATTTCAACAGACCCAGCCCCAAGAAGCTCCAATGATTACGTTATTCGGCACAGGACTGCGCCGCAAATCGTACTCGTTACCAAGCCGCTGTCGCTTGTTTCTCCGGCTGGAAGTGAGTTTATTCAGCTTCCTCCTGGACTGCGATTTTTCGTGACAAGCATTGAGGCAATCAAGATTTCGCAATATCCATGGACTGGTGTGCCTAAAATATCGGTGGGGACCAGCTCAACCGACAAAACATCTATCCTCCCCCCAAGCGATTTTGACGTAACCCAACAATATCAGCGCGTTGTGTTCGCACCGATCGGATCTGTCGGCGTGGAGTCTATATATGTGGACGTGCCAACGGTTTGCTCTGGGTCTGGGCAGGCAAAAGTTGTGCTGCGTGGGTTTTTGCTGGCTGTATAGAGCGCGGTATAGAGCATGGGCCTTCTAAACCAGTGCAAAATTGGGTCTGTTACCATTGGGGATCTTTGTGGGCGGTTTGTTGACGCGCCCCGCCTGGAAATATCTTGGGGCCATGCCATGGCTCCATCTACCCTTGCCCTCTCCTGGGCCTGTGCCCTGCAGGCGCAGAGGCCCCTGCCGGTGACATGGGGAGCGGCCCTGGCAGCCAGCCGGGCTCTGGCCATGCAGTGGGCATCCACAGAGCCAGCCGCCAAGGCCCTGATGATGGAGTGGGGAGCGGCTGCGGCCTCAGTCTCGTCACTGCCGACGTCCTGGGGATACGACATGCCCGCCCAGGCGGCGCTACCCATCTACTACGCCCTCCTGGGTGCCGTGGACTACACCGTGCCAGCGGCCACCATGACCGACGGCGTCACCACGTGGTCGCTCCTGGACGTGGAGATCACCCAGGCGTCCACGTCCCCGGCATGGATGGCGTCAGTGACCACGGCCATGGCCCCGCCAGACATCGGCGAGGATGTGATCCTGCACATCGGGACGACGTCCTGGATGCTGCGGGTGGTGGACGTGTCGGCCTCGCGCATGTCGCCAGTGGATGGAGGCTGGATAGTGCGGGCGCAGTCGGCCTCGGCCGTGGAGCTGGCTGCCATCCCGGCAGAGAGTCGGCTCCTGCATAACGGCAGGGCCAGCGACGTGTGCGCTGCGCTCTGTGCCCCGTGGCCGCTGGCGTGGGGCGTGGAGGACTACGACCTGGCCCCTCCAGCCATCGACAGCCTGGTGGGGATCTCCTGCCTGGATGCTGCGGCCCGCATCGCCTCCATCTCTGGGCGGCTCCTGTGTCTGCCCAGCGGAGTGCTTATGGTGCAGCCGCGAGAGATGCCCGCCAGACAAGCTCCAACATGCCTGGAGGCCACGCTAGACGGCGTGGGCATATCATCTGCCGTCCAGGGCGTGCGCGTGAGCTCCTGGGGCATCTCAGACAGCCTCACGGCCGAGGGCGATGGATATGCCAGGACGGTCTATGTATCCCTCTCGCCGCGCCGCGCTGTGGACCTGGTGGTGGAGATCGGCCAGGCTGGAACGCCAGTCTGGGAGGACCAGGAGATCATCGAGACCGTGGGCCTCATCGATGGCGTGGCCCAGGTGAGCGCGCCCATCTCGTCCATCCGCCAGGCCCGTGCTGGGGATGGGTCCCCTGTACAGGTCGGCTACTGGCCAGGGCAGACAGCCGTGTGGACCAGCACCCCGACGCATCTGCCTGTGACCATCATCTATACCACGGCCCGCATCGCCCTGCCGGTGACCCTGCCGCCTGGGGCGCATGCGGCGCACGTGCTCGTGGAGGATATCGATGCCTGACCGTATCACCGCATCTGTCGTGGTGGAGCTGGAGCAGCCTGGGGCGGCTGATGAGGCCCGGGGCCACCTCTCCGCCCAGGTGGACGACCGCCCGGACGGGCTCAATGCCGGGCGCACGCAGTTTTACCGGGATGCCCCGGCATCTATGGCCCCGGGGTTTTTGGTCTGGCGTGCCGGGCTCTCCTCGGTGACCATCGAGGCCGTGCATGGCACCGTGTCTGCCGTGGGCCAGGCCAGCACCACACACAGCCGGGAAGTGGTGGAATATGCCCAGCCTGGTCAGACCGAGATCGAGGTCCAGCTCGATACGCCAGCCAGGAGCCTGCCCACCATGACCGTGGACTACGGGGCGTGGTCCATCCAGGCCGGCGGAGAGTATGCCGACGGCACCCTGCGCAGCGTGCGCTTGGTCCGGGCCACTGCCGACCAAGGCGGGTGGTGTGTGGTCAAGCTGGAGTGGACGGCCCAGGCCGACTGCTATCGCGTCATCCCGACATCAGGGGCTGAGTATGTCATGCTGCTGGTATCCGGCGCAGTGGAGGGCTAGCTATGCATCGGGTGTCTATCTCCTCGTCTGCGCCGCCCTGGCGCGTGTCTGTGGGGCAGTCGCCATGGCAGGACCTCACCGAGCCGCTCCTGGCAGATGCCCCGCAGTCCATGTGGGCGTCCTATGCATCCGAGGCCCTGGCCGCATCGACGGCCCCCACCGCTACGGCCCATCTCCCCATCGACACCTCTATCCGTATCGGCGACAGGGTGGATCTCACCATCGACGGCGCCCCCGTCTCCGGCGTCGTGCAGACCGTCGAGCACGTCATCCGCGATGGGCAGGCCGTGACGAGGATCGAGGTGCGGGTGGTGGCATGAGTGTTGGACAGTAGGCAACTATCCGGCAGGGCCGGATAGTTACCGATCTCCAGCTATCTCCAGAATGGGGGCAGCCCTTTGGCCTCCTCGATCGTACAGTGCGCCCGACAATCGGGCGCTAAAACCCCGCACAAAGTCCCACGCCAAGTGCAAAAAAGTCCCAGAATAAGCGAAAAATCGTCTCAGACTAAGTGCACCGTTACACTGGGAATGGTGGTGGCCGAGCCAGGCGGAGCTGTCGGGCAGGTGGAAGATATTGCATGGCGCGCCACACCGGCGTATACGGAAGCGACCGCCACGGTGCGGACATATACAGCCATGACCGCAGGGTAACACATGCCGCTCCGACCAGCCGACATCATCCCAGTACCACAGCGCATCGAGACGCTGGTGGGCACAGTGACGCAGACAGGCGGCGCCGGCGCAACCATCGAGCTGCGCCCCGGCTTATCGATCCGGGTCCAGGCGTCGGGCGTCGCGACAGGCCAGCGGGTGCTCGTGGCCGCACCGGGGGGCGACGTGTCCAGAGCACAGGTGGTCGCGCCGCTTGTCGGCGAGCGTGGCAAAATGACACATGTCGCCGTGTAGGAGTGTATATGCACAAAGTACAAATATTTAGGGGTGATACGTGGCGCAGGACATGGGAGCTCAAGGCCCCGGACGGCACGCCCGTTGACCTCTCCGGTGCGACGGCCCGGCTCAT